TTATAATACCAAGAAAATCCGCACTTGGGGATTGGGTGAATACAATAATACTCAAAAAAATGTAATTTATAAGTCATTCACTTCAGAATATGATTTGCTGAGTAACTTTATCAACTGGTGGATGTCTGAGGATAATATTCCAGAAGTCATTACTGGTTGGAATAGTGCGATGTATGATATTCCATATCTAGTCCGTCGTCTTGATAGGGTATTGGGTGAAAAATTGATGAAGCGTATTTCTCCTTGGGGATTGATTACCGAGAGAAAAACCGTCATCAAAGGAAGAGAGCAAATTCACTATGATATTGGTGGAATATCGCAATTGGACTACTTGGACTTATATAAGAAGTTTACTTATAAGGCACAGGAATCTTATCGACTGGATTACATTGCCGAAGTGGAGTTAGGGCAGAAAAAGTTAGACCACTCCGAGTTTGATACTTTTAAGGAGTTTTACACCAAAGGTTGGGATAAGTTTTGTAAATATAACATCATTGACGTAGAACTTGTTGACCGTATGGAAGACAAGATGAAACTGATTGAGTTGGCGCTTACAATGGCGTATGATGCTAAGGTTAACTATAATGATGTATTTTCTCAAGTAGCAATGTGGGATAGTATCATCTATAACTATCTTAAGAAGCAAAACATTGTTATTCCACCCAAAACAAAATCTGAAAAGAGTGAAAAGTATGCGGGTGCTTATGTAAAAGAACCTGTTCCTGGTGTTTATGACTGGGTGGTGAGTTTTGACTTAACCTCTCTGTACCCTTCTCTCATTATGGAGTTCAACATATCTCCAGAAACTCTACTTGATGAAAAGTGCCCTAATGTTTCAGTGGATAAAATCCTCAATCAGTCTCTAAACTTTGAGATGTATAAGGATTATTCCGTCTGCGCTAATGGAGCAATGTTTCGTAAAGATGTTCGTGGATTTCTTCCTGAACTAATGGAGAAGATATTTAAGGAACGCTCGATTTATAAAAAGAAAATGCTTGCGGCAAAGCAGCAGTACGAAAAAACACCTACCAAGGATCTTGAAAAGGAGATTGCTAGATGTAACAATATTCAGATGGCAAGAAAGATTCAACTCAACTCTGCCTACGGAAGTATTGGAAATCAATACTTTCGCTATTATAAACTTGAGAACGCTGAGGCAATCACACTTTCTGGGCAAGTTGCTATTCGGTGGATTGAGAATAGAATAAATCAATATCTTAATAATATATTAAAAACGGATGATGTAGATTATGTTATTGCTTCTGATACCGACTCTGTTTATCTTCATGTGGGTCCTCTGGTTGAAAAGGTATACACGGGAAGAGAGAAAACTAATGAAGGCATTGTTTCGTTCCTTGATAAGGTCTGTAAAGTGGAACTTGAAAAGTATATTGAAAGTTGCTATGAAGAACTGGCGGAATACTTAAACGCATACGCACAGAAAATGTATATGAAGCGGGAGTGTATTGCCGACCGTGGAATCTGGACTGCTAAAAAACGATATATTCTCAATGTTTGGGATAATGAGGGAGTGCGGTATGAGGAACCGAAACTTAAGATGATGGGTATTGAGGCAATCAAATCCTCAACTCCGGCACCGTGTCGTAAAATGTTTAAGGAAGTTTTGGGTCTTATGATGAGTGGGACTGAGAATGATGTAATCAAGTTTATCGATAAGTGTAGGAATGATTTTCATAAACTTTCTCCAGAAGAAGTATCATTTCCTCGCTCCGTTTCCGATGTTCTCAAAAATAGATGTTCTTCCAATATCTATAGTAAAGGAACTCCCATTCATGTTAGAGGAGCACTTTTATTCAATCACTACATTAAGGAGAAAAAACTGGATAAAAAATATTCACTCATTCAGAACGGTGAAAAAATAAAATTCTGCTACTTAAAAACACCCAATCATATTCGTGAAAATGTAATTTCCTTTATTCAAGATTTCCCTAAAGAACTTGGACTAAATCAATATGTTGATTATGATACGCAGTTTGATAAAGGATTTTTAGAACCCCTAAAGATCATATTAAATGCTATTGATTGGAAATCAGAAGAAGTAACAACACTTGATTCTTTCTTCATTTGATGATAAAATGAATCTACCAATTACGGAAAACGAACTTGACCTTATTATTGAGATGTTAAAGAATAAACACCCGGCACTCTATAATAAATTATGGTCTTATCGAATTAATCTTAAATACTCAAAGGATGGAAAATAACTATGGATTTTCTTAAGGACATTGTAAAAGAAATAGGAGGCGAGTATACCCAACTTGCTGCAGATATTGATGAAACTGAAACTTATGTGGACACGGGTTCGTACATTTTTAATGCTCTTGTATCCGGTAGCATATTTGGTGGTGTATCTGGGAATAAGATTACTGCAATCGCAGGCGAAACTTCTACTGGTAAGACTTTCTTCTCTCTTGCCGTTGTTAAAAACTTTCTTGATAATAACCCTACTGGATATTGTCTGTATTTTGATACTGAGGCAGCAATTACAAAGTCTCTTCTGGAAAGTCGTGGAATTGATACATCAAGACTTGTTGTGGTTAATGTAGTCACAGTGGAAGAATTTCGCACCAAAGCACTTAAGGCAGTAGATATTTACCTAAAAGCAAAAGAGGATGAAAGAAAACCTTGTATGTTTGTCCTAGATTCTTTGGGAATGCTTTCTACAAATAAGGAAATTAACGATGCTCTTGCGGAAAAAGATACGCGGGATATGACGAAGGCACAATTAATTAAGGGTGCTTTCAGAATGTTGACTCTTAAGTTGGGTCAGGCAAAGATTCCAATGCTGGTGACCAATCACACCTACGAAAGTATGAGTCTTTATGGTGGTAAGCAAATGAGCGGTGGAAGTGGATTGCAATATTCCGCATCCACAATCATCTACCTTTCCAAGTCAAAGGAAAAAGATGGTACTGAAGTAATTGGAAACATCATTAAAGCAAAAACATTCAAGTCCCGTTTAAGTAAAGAGAATCAAGATGTTGAGATTCGTCTCTATTATGATGAACGAGGTCTGGATCGTTATTATGGTCTTCTTGAACTTGGTGAACTTGGTGGAATGTGGAAGAATACTGCTGGTCGCTATGAGATGGATGGTAAGAAACTTTATGCTAAACAAATCCTAAAAGAACCGGAAATTTATTTTACCCCAGAAGTAATGGAAAAACTTGATGTAATTGCTAAGGGTGAGTTTAGTTATGGTTCATGAAGAATATTCGTATCATAAAAACCGGAATTGATGTATCTAAAATACTAGAGCAACTCAAGCAACATCCTGAAGACTGGGGATCTCAAAAAAATATTGAAGACTCCGAACAATTAGATCCCACAGAATATACCGTTACTGTTGATGTCCTACAACTCATAATGGGTGGAGTTGAAAAAGAAGGGCAATATGTGGGGAATACTGAAATATGTATTAAAACACCTGCATATGAAAAGCACACGGAGATTCTTAATTACTTGGGAAAGTATTTTAAGAAACTTCGTCGTTGTGGATTTCTTGCACTTCCGGTTGGTGAAATTGTAGGTTCTCATATTGATGAAGGAACTTATTATCTTACGAAAGATAGATACCATCTTTCCATTCAGGGAAAATACGAGTATACTGTTGGGGACGAAACATCAATTATTGAACCCGGAACACTCTTTTGGTTCAATAATAAACTACCTCATAAGGCAGTTAATATTGGCGACAACATTAGAATCACTTTTGTATTCGATGTTCCGCATCACAAACGAAATCTTTAATTAAAATAATGGAACGACTTGAACTTACAATCCTTAGAAACTTAATATTTAATGAAGATTATGCCCGAAAAGTCGTTCCATTTATTCAACCAGAATATTTCGAGCAAAGAATAGAAAAAATTGTATTTGAGGAAACTGTTCAATTCATTGCGAAGTATAATTCTTCTATCACTATTGAAGCACTTGGAATTGAGATTGATAATCGCAGAGATTTAACAGAATCTGAAAATAAAGATATTTCGGATTTGGTCTCTAAACTTCACAATGCTCCAGTAGAGAATCAGTGGGTAATTGATACTACAGAAAAGTGGTGTCGTGACCGTGCTATTTACCTAGCACTTATGGAATCTATTCATATTGCCGATGGTAAAGATGAGAAAAAAGGTAGAGATGCTATTCCCAGTATTCTTTCGGATGCTTTATCGGTATCTTTTGATAATAATATAGGTCACGATTATCTTCAGAATTATGAGGAACGATATGAGTATTATCATAGGAAGGAGGATAAAATTCCTTTCGATTTGGAATTCTTCAACAAAATTACAAAGGGTGGACTCCCAAACAAAACTCTTAATATTTGTTTAGCTGGAACCGGAACAGGCAAAAGTTTGTTTATGTGTCATTTTGCGTCATCAGTTCTTCTTCAGGGTAAAAATGTTTTGTATATTACTCTAGAAATGGCAGAGGAAAAAATTGCAGAACGAATTGATGCAAATCTCTTAAATGTTCCTATTCAACAACTAGCAGATCTTCCTCGTCAAATGTTTGAAACTAAGGTGAATGGTATTTCCAAGAAAACCCAAGGAACCTTAATTATCAAAGAGTATCCAACTGCTTCTGCACACTCTGGACATTTTAAAGCACTTCTAAACGAACTTGCACTTAAAAAGTCATTCAGACCGGATATTATCTTTATCGATTATCTCAATATTTGTTCTTCATCAAGATTTAAAGGGGGAAGTAATATTAACTCCTATACCCTCATTAAGTCAATCGCAGAAGAACTTCGTGGTTTGGCAGTTGAGTTTAATGTTCCAATTTGTAGTGCGACACAGACTACTAGAAGTGGATTTGCATCTTCTGATGTAGAAATAACTGATACGAGTGAGTCGTTCGGACTTCCTGCTACTGCCGACCTTATGTTTGCTCTTATTAGCACTGAGGAACTTGAAGATCTTGGACAAATTATGGTTAAACAACTTAAGAATAGGTATAATGATCCAACTATGAATAAAAGATTTGTGGTTGGTATCGACAGAGCAAAAATGAGACTTTATGATGTAGAACAGTCAGCACAAAATGACATACTTGACTCTGGTAAAGAAAAGGAGTATAATGACGAAGAAAGAAAACCTAAAAAATCATTTGAGGGATTTAAATTCTAATATGACCCAAGTTATCGATACAAACAAATATATTGAGTTCGTTCGTCAAACCACAAGTCCCGCAAGTAGTGACTTTGCGGAACTTCTTGCGCGACTAACTGAACTTGAGACATCCGCTGATGCTGATGTTCCTCGTCTTATGACTGCTGCTTTTGGTATTAGTGCAGAAGCAGGAGAGTTCACTGAAGTTATTAAAAAAATCTTCTTGCAGGGTAAACCTTACAACGAAGATAATGCTTTTCACCTAAAGCGTGAATTGGGTGATATTTGTTGGTATGTTGCTCAAGCATGTATGGCACTAGATACCACTTTTGAAGAAGTACTCCAAATGAACTATGAGAAACTGAGTGCTCGTTACCCTGAAGGAACTTTTGATGTATTCCGCAGTGAAAATCGTGTTGATGGTGATATCTAAATAGTATACTATAGTAATCTGATTGGGGGAGTAATAATTACTCCCCCTTTTCAATATAATAAATATTGAAAAAATACAATTTGTATAAATGAAAGACCTCCAAGAGTTTCTTAATGCTATTATTAATATTTTCACCACTAAAAAATCATTACCAAAAGATGTACTAAATGATTTTATCAAGTATTTTTATTTTACTCTTGATAAGGAAATAAAATCAAATAAGTCTGAAGTATTAAAGAATAAATATATTAAGATTAGAAAAAATGGTCTTAACTACATTATTGATAATAAAGATACAATAATGTTGAATATTCGCAAGAAAAAATTAAGTAAGTAATGAAAAGTTTTCACCAATTCATATCGGAAGCAACCGCATCAGCAGACCAAGCTAAACGACTTGGATTGCAAGGTGATAATCACGGTGGTTGGTATGATAGAGCAACCGGAGAGTTTGTTGCTAAAACCGAAGGTGGAAAGTTAAAATTTTACAATAAGAGACAGAGAATTCCCGGAAAGGATCCTAATCAAACAGAACATGAAAAGAATGTTCCTT